AAGGGCCCTCCGTACCAGCCGAGGAGCGCCGCAGGGACGATAACTAGGGTTGCGCGCATCGCTCCTCCGCTTGCCGCCTGCGCGTGCACGTCAGGCAGCTCTTTTGTCCGTTACGCAGTGCCCACTCCCTGACAATCCACTCGCGTCCACACGCGCAGCGCACGAGCCAATGCGGGCGGTCTCGCCCTTCAACTTGACGGAGCAACTTGAGTTCTCCGATGATGTCACCGCGCTTCATTTGGTCACCAGCCTATCCCATTGTGTGAGGAAACGAGACCCGCCGCGGGCGATCGCTGCGTCGAGCTCCTTGCAGCTCGAGGCGATGCGCCCCCCTGTGTAGACGAGCCGGGAAGGCTCGGCGGGGATGTATTCGGGCAGCGCCCGAAGGATGACGCCGATGGGCGTCAGCCTGTAGAGGTCTATCCACGGGCCGCACGAGACCGAGGTTAGCGCTCGATCGTACCGCCACACGGACGCCTCGGAGAGGGCCGCGAGCGACGACGATTCGACGATGATGGCGGGTCCTAGGTCGGCGTCGACAATCGCCTCGACGAGGCCAACGGGACCCGAGTCTTGCCGACGGTCGAAGAACGTCACTCGCACTTCGCGTGGGCTAAATCGGAACTGCGTCGAGCTCGCGAAGGTGTCGTAGACGACGGCGTCGCCCTCGACGCGTGGAGCACGCTGCGAGTCGACTGCGTTGATCGCTCGCCTCGCCGTCTCCCAATTCCAGATCTCGTCTCGCCCGATGGTCTTCGCCCACTTGTGGTTCAGGGCGCGGCAGAATCGGATGGTGATGCGGCCGACGATGTCCTGAGAAATCATGCTCCGTGCGCCTTCAAGTAGGCGACCTCGGCCTCGACGGCCTCCGCAGCAATGCGTCGTGCGGTCGCGAGGCGGTCGGCGAAACCATCGGAGGCGTAGTGGAAATCGCCTGGCTCGACGTTGGCGAGGTGCTTGATGAGCGCCATCGAGGCGGCCGACTTGGCCGCGCGGGCGATGCGGCCTTTCTTCGTGTCGCGCGTGAGTTGAGCGCCGAGCACCGGCCCGATGGCGTCTTCGGCGAGCTGCTGCGCGATGGTCATGGCGAGGATGGACATGAGATTCCTTTCAGTACGCGTCGCACTTGCGACGTGCGGACAATATGCACCACGAAAAACTTAGAGGCAACCTGTTTTTACTAGCTCCTCCACTTTCGCTTTTGCTTGAAGAAAACCAGCGCAAACGAGCACCGTATGGTCAACCGACTCTAGGTATCGGTGCCAGTCTTTTTGTGCTGCGCTTACGGTGCCGCCGTCCGCGCGCTTCATCTCGATCCATAGGTTCCACGCCGGGATGAGGAGGTCGGGCACGCCTGCGACGACGCCTTCGGCCTTCAGCCTTGCGCCGGTCGTCCGGCTGCGTTGCGACCCGTTCGGGATCGCAAGGATTCGGATCGCCGGGTACGTCTTGCGGAACCAGCTGACGAACTCGCGTTGTTCGACGTGCTCGGTGCGACCTTCGGTCAAAACGGGGCGAGCTCTTGCCACTCTTCGCATGTGTTCTCCTCTTCCGCCCACTCGCGCGGCGGCGCTGCTTTGTGCACGGTGCACTCGTTCGAAGGCGTCCACTCATCGGCGAGGTAGTGCCGACACGAGAGACAGCACCTCGGCGGATTCGCGACGACTTCAAGCCACTTCTTCACGGCGGACATCGGCCCACTCCCGTTTCAGGATCGAGGGCAAGTCCCCCGGCTTCTGCGTGTAGCGTACCACGGCGGGCGGCGGAACGTCGTTCATCGTTCGTGCGATCTCGTCGAGGTCGTCGACAAGCGACCAGCCGGGGGAAAGGCCGGCGGCGGATGCGATGCGCGCAAGCGTGCGGCGTGCCTTGTCGCCGGGGTAACCGTCATGAGCAAGCGTCAGGTACTCGTCGACCGACTCCGTGAGCCCGCCGTAGTATCGAACGCGCAGCGATTCCTTGCCCGACGTCCGCCCGACGTGACGGCGCCATTCCCACTCCGTCACGCGGAGCTCGTGAACGAGCGAACCTGGCGGCGGCCCCATGATGTCGACGTCGCGCAGCTCGAGCTTCTTCGGCTCGGGCGCCGGGAACTCGAAGCCGCACGACGGGCAGGTGCGCACCGTTGGGTGCACGAGCTCGGCGCAAGCGTCGCAGACTTTCACTGGCGCTTCGCCGTTGCCTTCGCGGCGCCTCCCCGGCGGCTCGACGGCGGTGATGGGTCCATGGCGCTCGACGACGCCCGCGAAGTCGAGGACGAGGCAATCCGTCTTCCCGTCGGCGATGCGTAGCCCTCGGCCAGCCATCTGAACGTAGAGGCCGGGAGACATGGTCGGGCGAAGCATGGCGATTAGGTCGACGCCGGGGTGGTCGAAGCCGGTCGTGAGGACGTTCGCGTTCGTGAGCGCCTTTAGTTCACCGCGGCGGAAGCGGTCGATGATGCGCTCGCGCTCGCCCTTCGGAGTGGCTCCTGTGACGCAGGCGGCTTCGACGCCTTCGGCGCGCAGCACGCCGCACACGGCCTCGGCGTGCTCGACGCCCGCGCAGAAGAAGAGCCACGACTTGCGCGAGCCTGCGAGCCCGATGACCTCGCGCACGACGCGCTCGTTCTGGTCTTTCGTGTTCACCGCCCGCTGGAGCTCGGCCTCGACGAACTCACCGCCGCGCGTGTGCACGCCGGTCGTGTCGAGACGCGCGCCGGTGACCTTTGATCGCAGGCGCGAAAGGTAGCCGAGCGTCACGAGCTCCTCGATCGACACGGGTTCGATGAGGTCGTCGAAGAGCGCGTCGCCGTCGGTGATGAGCCCGTGCCCAAGGCGGTACGGCGTCGCGGTGAGGCCGACGACGCGGAGCGCGGGATTGATTGCGGCGAGCTCGCGCAGCAGGTCGCGATAGCCTCCCTCGTCCTTGTGCGAGACGAGGTGCGCCTCGTCGATGATGACGAGGTCGACGTGTCCGAGTTCAGCGGCGCGCTTGCGGATCGACTGAATACCCGCGAAGGTGATGGGCTCGCCGAGCTCCTTTCGCCCGACGGACGCCGAGTAGATGCCCATCGGGGCGCCGGGCCAGTGCTCGCGCAGTTTCGCGGCGTTCTGTTCGATCAGCTCCTTAACGTGCGTCAGCATGAGAACGCGCGTCTCGGGCCAGTTCGTGAGCGCGTCGTGGCAAAGTGCCGCGACGATGTGCGACTTGCCCGCGCCCGTCGGGAGGACGAGGCACGGGTTCCCGGTATGGCCCGCGCGAAACCAGTCGTAGAGCTGGTCGATTGCGCGCTGCTGGTAGGGGCGGAGTTTCATGCCTTCCCCGCTTCTACGTCGCCGACAAGGCAGACGAGCCCCTGAAGCGCCGCGACGGGGTCGAGCGCGAACCACGAGAGATGCGGATGGCCTTCGCACGTTGCGATCCATCCGCCGTCTTCGGCAGAGAAGAACACGGAGAAGCGCTTCATCCGACGACCCTCGCGTCAAACTTGCGACGAAGCTGCACGAGCGTCGGGTCGACGCACGCCTTCGGGTTCGCGATGAGCTCCGTCGAGGCGAAGCCGCGCACTTCGATGCCGTCGATCGTGTGCACCGCGTCGCCGTCCTCGTCGTAGGCGATGGGCCACGGGGCGAGGTGCTCGTGCAGGGCGTGACACTCGTGCGCCTCGCGCATCCAGTCGGTCGGCATCGCGTTCCCCCCGTGCCGCGCACACGTCCACGTCCCGTCGGCCTCGGCGGTCGAGTGCGCGCACGTTCGGCAGTTCACCTCTTTGGTGACGCGCGAGCCGTGGCAGAAGTCGTGCGCCGAGCAGAGCTTGCACTCGTACCAGCTCGGGTCGGTACTGATGGGCGGCGGAATCTCGTCCTGCGTCGCGAGACGCTTCCCTCGATCCACGAAGCGCTGCGCGCGCTCCTTGTCGAGCTCCACGCGCTCGGTGTAGAGGCGATCGTCGTCCTTGCAGACTGCAACGTAGAGCGCGCGGTCGATGCCCGTCCCGAGCATGTACGCTTGCATCTGCGCGAAGTGCTTCGGTTGCGCACCCTCGACGCCATACTTCTCGAGCGTCTCGAAGGACTTCCGGCTGTGCGTTTTGATCTCGAGGACATGGGCCTTTTTCGGCGCGTCGGGCACGCCCGCGGTGATGATGCCGTCGATCGAGCCAGAGACGTGGCTCCCGAAGTCGACGCGCGTCTGCTCGGAGCCGGTCGAGCGCACCTTGCAGCCGATCGCGCGAAGGTCGTCGACGACTTGCGCCTCCTCGTTCTGGCCGCGTCGGAACACGCGCAGGATGCGGCCTTGGAAGGTCTCGCGCACCGCCCAGCGGAAGGAGAGCCAGAGCTTGCGGTCGCACTTCTCGCCGAGCGCCGAAGCGCCCATGTGAGGACGAAAGGCGTCTGCGTGTTTGCTTCGACGAGCCTCATGCGCTGCGTCGATTGCGGAGGCGATCGTGTGTTGTGGTTCTGGGATCTTCATGTCATCTCCTCGGCGATTACGCCGGCTTGTTTAAGTATTTCCACGCCGCGCATGTCTCGATACGCGGCAGCGTACACAACCCGCGCGACGCGCTCATTGACGAGCGCCCTCGCGCATACCGGGCAGGGCGCGTGCGTGACGTAGACCGTCGCCGCTCTGCACCCGCCCGCCTTGATCATCGCGTTCACCTCGGCGTGAATGAAGCCACTTTGCCCAGGCTCAAGCGAGTCCGGCTCGTGGCTTCCGCCCGTCTCATCGCCGTTGTAGCCGACGCCG